AAATATAAGTCAATCTAATTCGACATCAACTGCCTCATTTGGTTTTGGTGTTTTTAGAAATAGAGTGGGTATAGGAACACATCAGCCTGATTACGACCTTGATGTTGCTGGAACTGTAGGAGTCGCTAATTACATCTATCACAATAATGATGAAGATACTCATATCTTAATGGAAACTGATATGATAAATATAGTTGCTGGTGGTAAATCAATTATAAAAGGTGATGAGGATGAAGGTTTTATTAGAATAAACAATACAAATGCAAATCTTGATACTCAAATAATGGCAGACGATGGTGAAGTAGTTTTCCATGTCGATGCTGGAACTAATAAAGTTGGTATTGGAACAAATTCACCAGGTCAAGTTTTAACTGTACATGGAAATATAAGTTCAAGTTTAGAAAATGGACAACATTTCCTAGGAGGAAACTTAACAATAGATGCAGGTACTGGTGGTGATGCAACATTAACTTTAAAATCTGATTCAGATAATAATAACGAATCAGATAATCCTTACATAAGCTTAGAACAAGATGGCGGTGGTACTCGAGCTATTATAGGCCTTAGTGGTAATGACGGTGTCTGGCCAGACAATACACCACTTGTTAATCCTTCAGGAATAAATACAAGTAATTCATTAATTATTGGAGTAACTTCATCTGCAAATGATGCATTTAGAAATACTATTTTAGTTTCACAAGGAACTGCATCATTATTTGTATCAGGTTCAAAAGTTGAAATACCAAATCTAGTTACAGATAACATCTTTGGAAGTAATACAACTGGTGATCAATCAGGTAGTTTAACATTGTCAGGAAGTTTAACATTGAGAGATAATCATAATACTCCTGCAGTAAGCGCAAGTGCATTATATAATAGTGGTTCAACGTTGTATTTTGGAGGAAATGCACATATACAACATCATCCAGTTGCGCCAAAACAATTAATGTTTTTTCCTCATGGATTTGCAGATACAAACTTAACAACAAAACATTATGTTCCATGGAATGATACCAACGAACAAACAAATGCATATAGTATGATTTCTAATTTTCTTGTTCCAGTAGATTGCCGTTTGAAAAAAGTAATATTTTCTGCAAATCAATGGACCGGTGATACAAATGTGAGTATGTCATTAGAAACGGTAGATGCTGGTGATAGTAATTTAACTGCTGGTAACATAAATATGACAGGTCAAGTGACTATAGCATATGATCATTCAGAACAAGCTCATCATACCATAATGATGGATTTTGAAAATGATTTAGATCCTGGAGTAGGAGATGTAAGCAATTTAGTAAGGGCAGGACAAAGAGCTCTAATAGGATTTAAAACAGAAGATGATGTGCAAGCCGGTTCAGGAAACGTAAATCTTACAAGTGTTTGGGAAGTGGATTATTCAACAATGTTAACAGCGAGTACTGCATAATGCCAATAGAAAAAATAGTACCAGATGCAACAACAACCTCACATCCAACATGGACCGATGTAGCGAGTGGTACAGGTAATGTACATCTAGCATTAGATGCAGATGATTCAAATTATGCAAGATGTACTACTGTTCTTAATTTTTTTATAGTTACATTTAGCAATTTGACATCAGCTATAGCTTCAATAAATTCAATAAGATTTTATGTTAATGGTTATGATTCAGGAGTTAGAGGAGCAAGTGATGTAGTTAGTTTTGATCTACTAGGGAAGGGTGGAGCTGATACAACTTATGGTTTGTCAGAAAATAAAACTTTTACAGATGCAACTTTAAACACTGTACAAGCAGGAACTGAAAGAACAACACAAGATGGTTTAAATGCATGGACTGAATCTGCAGTAAATGATTTAAGAATGAAAGTGACATGGGCATCAGAAAATAATGCTGCTTGTATATTGAATTTAGACCATTTATATATCAATGTAGATTACACAGCAGAAACTACACCTACTACATATGATGCAACTACAAATAACATACATATCACATCTGGAAACGTTAATGTTACATCCGGCAACATATTTATATAAAATGAATTTAGGTGAACAAATAATACAAGATTTAATATCAGAAGCAGAGTCTCAGATAAAAACCATTGTGGCAATATATCCAGGTAGATTTCAACCAATGGGTAAACATCATGCAAAAGTATATGACTGGTTGGCAGGACAATTTGGAAAATCAAATACTTATATTGCAACATCAGACAAAGTTCAATTACCAAAATCTCCATTAAATTTTCGAGAAAAAGTACAAGTTATAAGAAAACATGGAATACAGAATGTTGTACAAGAACGTAATGTATATGCTCCAGAAAACATATTAAAAAAATATAATCCAGAAACTACCGCGGTAGTATTTGTATATGGAAAGAAAGATGCAGGAAGATTGAGATATACAAAAAAAGATGGAACACCTGGTTATTTTCAAGAATATGAAAAGTCTAAAGGCAATCTAAAAGGATATGAAACACATGGATATGTTGTTATAGCCCCGCATATAGAGTTAAAAGTACCAGGATTTGGTGAAATGTCAGGAACAACATTAAGAGCTGCTTTAGCAACAGCCGATCAAAAAACATTTAAAGATATAATGGGTTGGTATGATCCTAAGATATATCAGCTATTAAGAACAAAATTTTCTCAAGTTATTGAATCCTTTTTAATGGAAACAACTGGTACAGTTTTATCTGGTAAATCATTAGTAGATGATGGTCCAAGATATTTTTATGGTAATCAAAAAACATATAGAAAGAAAACTGCAGATATGGCAAAACGATTGGGATTTGAAGTTATGAATTATATTGTGAAAGATAATCCAATTGAAGTACATAATACAATGTATCCAGATGGTCCACCGTTAACGGTATCTTATTTTCCAACAGGAGTTAAAGGAGGAGATTTTTCTGGAACAGATTATATAAAAGATTATAAAGGAAGACCAGGTTATTTGCAATGGAAAAAATATATTTCAAAAATAGCTCAATCGGTTGGATATAAATTTTTAAACTTTTTAGGAGCAGAAGATTCTATTGATTCAAGTAAAAGAGAAGTGTTAAAACCTACTACATTAAAAGAAGATATTAATTTACCAATCAATATAGGAGATACAGTAATGATGGGTAGATTTAAAAATAAACCAGTAGTTGTCAAATCAGTTAATTTTAATGATAAGGGAGATTTGTTAATTAACGGAAGATCTGCAGCAAGATTTAGAATACCACCAAAAGAAGATTCAGAACAATCATTGACAAAAGAATGGTGGTCAAATACATTTAAACAATTATTAACAGAAGGTGGTGCAGCAGGTCATATGAATCATCCATTTGATGATAGAGACTTGACATTTGGAGATATGAAACAAATGATAAGATTATCTTTAGAAGGTCAATTAGATTTAGAAACTGGAGTTCAAGAAAAAACAGATGGCCAAAATTTAATGGTAACATATAAAGATGGTAGAGTAAAAGCAGCTAGAAATAAAACTACAATTAGAAATCCATTAAGTCCAGAACAAGTTAAAATGAAATTTGCAGGTAGAGGTGAAATTGAAAAAGCTTTTTCATTTGCTATGATGGATTTAGAAAAATCATTTGAAAAATTACCACAACCTAAATTACAAGAAATATTTCAAGATGGTTCAAGATTTATTAATATGGAAATTATTTATCCTGGAACTCAAAATGTTGTAATGTATGGACCAAAAGCTTATTTACAATTTCATGGTATAAGTGAATATGATTTAGACTCAGCAAATAAAATAGGAGATGTTCCAGAACTTGCTCCTTTATTACAAAATCTTATTACAGATGTAAATGCAAATATACAAGATAAATTTGAAATTATTCCACCTAAAATCTTGACATTAAATAAATTACCAAATTTTGAAGAAAAAGAACAATTTTTTATCAATAGAGTAAATAAATTACAAAATCAATTTAAATTAAAAGATACTGATGAAATAATTCAATGGCACGAAGAATGGTGGAAAACTAAAATTGAAAATATGTTTCCGGATATTACAGATGACGTAAAATTTGCATTATTAAAAAGATGGGCATATTTTGATAAATCATTTAGATTAAATGGAAAAAATATACCAGATACAATTGTTTTACAAAAAATAAAAGATTTTGATAAGACAGATTTTGCAAAACAAAACAAACAAAATGTATATAATTTTGAAAAAATATTTTTAGAATTAGGAGTTGAAATATTAGCTAATATATCAGATTATTTATCTGTAGTTCCAAATGAAGCAGTTAAAGATATTAGAAGACGTATTGCTAAAAAAATTAAAGTTATACAAAAATCTGATGATTTAAAGGCACTTGAAAAAATGAAATTTGAATTAGAAAGAATAAAGGCTATTGGTGGATTTGAAAAATTAGTACCAACAGAAGGTATAGTATTTGTATACAAAGGAAAAACATACAAATTAACAGGTTTATTTGCTCCTATTAATCAATTGTTAGGAATTGGAGGACTTGGCGACAAATAGCATATTTATATTAAAAATAAACAGGGATAACTCATGAAAGAAGATGTATTAAGAAAGATGATTAGAAAACAAATAAAATCATCATTAAAAGAAGCAGCTCCATTAGGACAGGTAGCTACTACATTAGGTAGGGTTGAAAAAATGGCTGGTGTTAAAATGTTAAAAAAGGTATTAGATAAAGGATCAGCTCAACAACAAGCAGCTGGTTTACTTTCTGTTGTAAATACTATATCTGGGGATAATCCACAAGTTGCAAAACTATTAGCTAGAATGTTATTGAAAGGAGATCCATCGGCAGGATCTGTAGAACCAACAATGCAAGAGACTAAAACTAAAGCTTCAATACAAAAGCGAGCTGATAGAGTAGACAAAACGCAAGCAATGAAAATGTTAAAACAAGCTATAGGAACAAAATCAGCAAATGATCAAGCAAATTTTGTATTTAATTTATTAAAAGGTTTTGATCTTAAAGATGCTGCAAAAAATAAAATGTTCTTAAAGATGCGAAAGGAATTAAAAAGCAAATAATATATGAGCAATAAGTTACAAAATATAAAAGCCGTAAAGGAAATGCTCTCTGGCGAGCATAAGTTTCAGAAAAGAAAAACAACATATTTTGGAGATACAAAAACTAATATCGAAAAAACTGAAGTATTAGAAACATTTGAAAATGGCGATCCAAAAGTTTGGATTGAAACAAAACCAAATGGTACTCGAATGAAAGTTACTCAACATGATGGCTTTAAATCACGTGTTCCAGAAAATAGTATAATGGATGAAGTACGGGATATATTAAAAGTTCCAGACGAATGTCCTAAATGTGGTACTAATATGCGCGAAAAAGAAAAAATGTTAAATTTTAAATTTTGGTTTAAACGACAAAAATGTTTTGGATGTGTATTAACAGAAGAAAGACAAATTAAAGAAAAAGGTGAAAAGGCTTGGCAAAAATATCAAAACAAGATAATGAAATCAAATGCAGAGTCTTGGTTTAAAGATTGTGACAAAGAAGTTGAGATATTAAAAACGCAAATGAAAGAAACAGTTTGGGAAAATGCAGATGGAGATCGTGGAGAAATAGATATTTCAGAAATGGTTAAAAAAATAGATAAAGACTATAAAAAACTAAAATCAGATATTAGAAAAAGTTTTAAATAAAAAGGAAACGTTATGGGAGTGTTAAATAAATTATTTTCAGGAGGAGCTAGTAAATTAGTAGAATCAGTAGGAGGTGTATTAGATAATGTAATAACTACAGATGAAGAAAAACTAGAAGCAAAAAGAAAATTAAAAGAATTGATATTGAGTCATGAAGCAGAAATGGAAAAAAACATTACTGACCGATGGACTGCAGATATGAATTCAGATTCATGGTTATCAAAAAATGTTAGACCATTAGTATTAATATTTTTAATAGTATGTACAATGTTATTAATTTTTATTGATGCAGGAGCATTGAAATTTACAGTTGAAGAAAAATGGACAGATCTACTTCAATTAGTTCTTATCACAGTTATTGGTGCTTATTTTGGTGGTAGAAGTATAGAAAAAGTTAGAAAAAAATAATTCAATTTATTTGTTTTTCTGACAAAATTTTCTTATATTAAAGTATATAATGGCAGCAAAGAAAACTCTTAAAGAAATTATACGCGACGAATATAAGAAATGTTCAGTCGATCCAGTACATTTTATGAGAAAGTACTGTATAATTCAACATCCACAAAAAGGTAAAGTATATTTTAATTTATATCCATTTCAAGAAGATTCATTAACTAGAATATCACAAAACAGATATTCAGTTATTTTAAAATCTAGACAATTAGGTATTTCAACTTTAACTGCAGGATATGCATTATGGAAAATGCTTTTCAAATCAGATTTTAATGTTCTGGTTATTGCAACAAAACAAGATGTAGCAAAAAACCTTGTTACAAAGGTAAGAGTAATGCATGATAATTTACCAGCCTGGTTAAAAGGAAAAACATTAGAAGATAATAAATTAAGTCTTAGGTTTAAAAATGGATCACAAATAAAAGCTATATCATCAAAAGGTGATGCAGGTAGATCAGAAGCATTATCATTATTAGTATTGGATGAAGCAGCATTTATTGATAGAATTGATGAAATATGGACAGCAGCACAACAAACATTAGCAACTGGTGGTGGAGCTATTATGTTATCAACACCAAATGGTACAGGTAACTTATTTCATAAAACATGGGTTGATGCAGAAGCTGGAGGACAATTTCATCCAATTAAACTACACTGGACAGAACACCCAGAGCGAGATGAAAAATGGAGAGAACTACAAACTGAATTGTTAGGTGAAAAGATGGCCGCGCAAGAATGTGATTGTGACTTTATAACTTCTGGTCATACAATTGTTGATGGGCCAATATTACAATGGTATGAACAAACATATATAGAAGATCCAAAAGAAAAAAGAGGTTTCGATTCCAATTATTGGTTATGGGATTATCCAAATTATTCAAAAAATTATACAGTAATTGCTGATGTCGCGAGAGGCGATGGAGGAGATTATTCTGCATTTCATGTTATGGAAACAGAAAGTATGACTCAAGTCGCAGAGTACAGAGGTAAGATAGGAACAACAGAATATGGTCAGATGTTAGTTGCAGTTGCAACAGAATGGAATAATGCATTATTAGTAATTGAAAATGCAAATATAGGTTGGGCAGTAATACAAATTGCAATTGATAAAAATTATGAAAATTTATATTATTCATATAAACAAGATGCATATGTAGATGAAGATGTACATTTAAGAAAAGGATATGATTTGAAAGATAAATCAAAAATGGTGCCAGGATTTTCAACTACATCAAAAACACGTCCATTAATAATATCCAAGATAGAAACATATTTTAGAGAAAAATCACCAATTGTAAAGTCAAAAAGATTGATAGATGAATTATATGTCTTTATATGGAATGGGCAAAGAGCAGAAGCCCAACGAGGATATAATGATGATTTGGTAATGTCATTTGGAATTGGATTATGGATACGAGATACAGCATTACGATTACATCAACAAGGAATAGATTTATCAAGAAAGGCATTAGGACATTTTGGTAAATCACAAGGAGTTTATACATCAGGAAAAGAAAAACCAAAAGAATGGCAATGGAAATCAGGTGATAAGGATAATGAAGATTTGACCTGGCTAATTGGATAAACACATATTTATAATAAATTGAAAAAATTATGGCAAATACATCATTAAGAGCACGATTAGGTAGACTTTTTGCAGCTAATGTAGTTGTAAGAAGAATTGCAAAAAAT